AAGCCATTCTGACAGAGGCGTCATTTGAGCGAGAGTTACGTCACATCGAGTCCACTGACACGATTTTACAGGAGCAGGAAGAACCAGAGATACAGAAGGAGTATGGTGATTATAACGAAATCCTCGGCTTGGGTGTCGAGAGAGAAGTGGAGTGGAAATGACGGACCAATCCCGCGAAGGTGGAGATATTCCTGATGCGCCAGCGCATAAAGCGTTTGCGGCTCAGAGGAATAAGATCAGTGGTTTGGAGCGGACAGTAGAGGATCTGCAAGCGAAGCTGGATGAAAAGGAACTGGACGGCGATCCGAATACTACTGCGCTCACACGCCAGATCAGGTCATTGCAGGGTCAAGTCGATCAACTGTTAGTGAAGGACATCGACGAAGGTGAGCTTGAGGTAGCAATGGCAGCAAATCCCTGGCTTAGATCCATCCCAAACAAGATGGAGCGTATCCAGGCGGCAAAGAAGATTATCGCCGTTGACCAGCAGGCCGAAATAAACGCTGGCGATCCCCCTGTTAAGGGGAGGAGCAAATCAGACGCGGCTGCTCAAGCCCATCTGACAGGTGGAGGACCGCCAGCATCAAGAGGAAGCTCACGGACTGATGAAGCGCGTCAACTCGCTGATTACAAGAAGAGTATGAGTGAGGCGAAGACGCAAAAAGAACGTGATGCCATTGCTGATAATTGGTCTAAGGCCCATCCCGAAGACCAGCCTCTGTAGTACCTGTTTGGTCGGTAGTAAGCAGTCGTAACATTGACCCTTTATTAGAAGGGAAGTGTTCCACATGGCTGCTGCTGGAACAACCACTGCAACCTTAGATGAGGCGATGAAGACGTATTATGAGGGTACGTTTCTCGCACACTTTGAGGAAGCATTGGTTTTACAGAATATGGGGCAATCCGTCCCAGTTCCCCTGCATTCCGGTAAAACAGTCAATTGGTTCCGGTATCATCCGTTCGCCAAGGTCACGTCGGCCTTAACGAATGAAGGTGAAACTGGATCATTGACATATAAGAAGTTTGAAGGAATGAATGTTGAGGGAACCCTCGTAACATGGAATGACCAGTTTGAATTCTCCGAACTTCTGTATCTGACATCCCGCGATCCATTCCTGGCGCGTGGAACAGAGTTAATTGGTCAGCAAGCCGGGGAGTCGATTGAATTGGAGACTCTCAAGGTTTTGGCTGAAGGCAACATTTGGCCGATTGATGCTCGTCAGGTCAACACGTCTGGTGAGGATCAGGTATTATTCTACTCTGAGGGTGTCGTTGTTTCGTCCGTCGAAACGGCCTCTGCGGCTGCTGCTTACATCATTCACGTTGCGGCTGTCAGCACAACTGGTGGGATGACGATTTCTAATGTCGCCATTTCGGATGACGTGCTCAACGGTGGCTGGGTTTGTGTATCTAAGGGTGCTTCTTATGGTTACTCGACGCGAATTACCGATTTCGTGTCGGACAATCAGGCGTTGACTCTCGACGCATTGGACCTCCCTGAAGTGATGCAGATGTCGACTGATAACAACCCAACGCAGTTGACAATCTGTAGTCCGTTCACTGTCGCCCAGACTTCTGCGGCCAAGCTGGATACGAAGGTACTCCAGAAGGCGGAGGAGGTTCTGTTTAAGAACGGTGCGCCGACGTACGAAGATGGCCTGTACCGTGCTTACATCCAGCCACAAATCTATCGGCAATTGCTGGCTGATACTGACTGGGTGACCTCCATAACCCGCGATCAGGGTTCGGAAGGATTGAGGCGCAATGAGCTGGGTGTCTGGTCGAAGACGAAGTTCATGCGTGGAACCACGGGTGCGCGTTTCGCCACGACTGCCCAGACGTTCAATTCATACAGCGAGACTGCTGGAAACGTGTTTTTGACGTTGGTTTGTGGCCGGGATTCTTTTGGTACGATTGCTCTGGAGGGCCGTGGTTCGCCGGAGATGAATATCAAGATCCCGAATCCGAACGACGGGAATACCGAGAACGTCAACAACCTGTATGGTCGTGCGGGTTGGAAGTTGTATTGGATTGTCAAACCACTCAATGCAAACTTCATGTGCGGTATCTTCTCGTATGCGTAACCTTAATCCATTGGGGCGGGCTTGGCCCGCCCCATTTGGGGCTTAGCGATGACAAGAGAGCAACTCAAAGAGTATCTCAGTTCGATTCTATCCGGTGGACAGAACGTACCACAGATCAATGACCTTGTGGACAATGCGATTGAGGTGGGATACGGATACGTCTGGGGTGCCTATGCGTGGAAGACGAAGCGCAGAGAAAACACGAGCCTAAGTGCCACTTCGGGGCAGACATACACCATCTTAACCGGCGAGATGGAAAGTCTCGTCAGTCTGGTGTTGGTGGATGGGACCAGTTCACGGTGGATAAATATCATGGGTGAGGAGAACTTTGACATGAGTTATCCCCGCCCCGTATCACACACCACCAGCAGGCCCATCTTTGCGAAATTGGTCAAACACAGTACGGCCAAAGCTGATAAGTGGCGGGTGTACTGGTTTCCGGTCCCGAACGGCTCATACAGTCTTCGGCTTGTCTATGACATAGTGGCAGATCCCGCGCAGCTTCCCAATTTGCCGAGCTATATGCTTACGGCGATTGTGGACAAATGCGTGGAATTGGTTGTGCCGCCCGGAGAAGGCCGGACAGCACAGATGCAAATATCTGACCGCAGCCTGAGGCGGGCGATAAACTCAGACACGGCGGTATCCGGTGCGCCCAAGCTGCTCGGGATTGATCCAGGGTGGAACGATGGTGCCTTTGTGGGACAGGGGAGAGATGACATCCCAGACATTAGGGCACCGTGGTGGCCGGGGGTGATATGATGAGATGGCTTCTTGCATTGGCGGTTATGTTGGTGATGGTTGCCCCTTCGTCGGTGTACGCGCAGTTGACGGATAGTTCTCGTGCGTCAATGATATATTTCCTACGGGATGCGGTGAATGAGCCGCAGAGCAAGTTTCTTGACGACACCACGGCAGCGCGGTTCCTCAACTACGCCCAGCGTACAACCCAGTTGGCGCTGATGAATAAGTCCAAGGTGACGCTGGATACGGTGATTACTTCCACGAACATCATTCGGTACGCTCTGAACACCGATGCCATGTCGGGATCGCCGCCCCTCGTTATTCAGCGCAAAAACACGGAGTCTGGTGGCGGTGAAGTGATTATGCGCTACTTGCCCATTGAACAGTTGGTCCCCACGGGTGCGCAGTCTCCCGGTGCTTGGTACTCCATGCAAGGACAGAATCTCATTTTGGGGACAGCGCCGAATGGTGATGATACGCTGCTGGTCTACTACACCAAGATCGGTATCGACCTCGCGGCCAGTGATTCAGCTATGAGCGTGGCCGAAGAAGATGAGATGGCTGTAGTTATGCTGGCAGCCTCGATGGTTATGATGCGCGACAGACAGCTTCAGTCGGCGGGGTTTTTCTATCGGTACTGGACTGACCATTTGGCCATGAAGGGCGTGTATCTTGGTCGCCCGCAACAGGTTCAGCAATGAGATGGTTCATCTTCACAGTAGTTGTTATCGCGGCCTTCCTGTCGATGGGTCTCATTGTACAAGAGGAGAAGTTCACCATCAAGTTCTATAACTGGAAGGGCATAGATTCTGACGAGCCGTTCTCCCCTGATCTGTCTGCCCCTGTGGACATGATGAATTTTGATATCGGCACAGAGGGTGAGCGGACCTTCATACAGCAGCGTGAGGGGACCAAACGCATCCTTGAAGATCCGGCGGGCACAGAGATCCGCCTTGCCTACATCTGTCAGATCAACAGCGACACCGAACGTGTCATTATCATCCAGGGGGGAAGTGCGTACTTCAACACTGGCAACGGTGATGGTTGGATAGACTTTGACGGTGGGCGTCCGGTAGATGATGGCGTGAATATGACCGCCCTTGTCTTCAAGGACACACTCATCTATACCAGCGGCAGCAAGATATTTACGGCAAGCCCCAAGGATACAACTTCATTGTTCACGGACAGTATGTGGACGTGGCCCTATCGTCGCATCCTTTTGCACAATGATCGTATCTACGGGTACGGGATTGATGACTCTACCAACACCAAACTCCATTGGCGACCTGAGTTTGACATCACCTTCGATTCGGTAGATACAAAGGTCAATTCTGGGTTCGTCTACATTGACCGAGACGCTGGGGACATCATCACCAACGCTCTGCCGCTTGGGGGTCATCTTGTAGTTTACAAGACGCGGGCGGTCTACAAGGTTCTCATTAGCTCCACGACCAATGTTCCGGTGGAGGTTATCAAGGTTGCCGACAACATTGGTGCCTATGGATACGGGGCTGTCGTTCAGTGGAACAACATGCACTTCTTTAGGGCCGAGGATGGCGTGTATATGTTCAATGGGAACGCTGTTCAGAAGATTTCCAAGCCCATAGATTTCTGGTTCGCTGATTCTTTGGTGCAGTCAGTTGGTACCGCCAAGGTCTTCAAGATGGCTGTGGTGAACAATCGACTCATGGTGACACTCCCCCTGCGGGGTGGAGCGGGGGATGAATCCAAGGTCAAGGAGTACCGCACGTTCGTTTATGATCTTGATCTGAAGGTGTGGTGGAAGTACCAGCTTACATCCGTGACGCCAACGCTGGGGCAGGCAGAGTCTCACTTTATGCTCCGGTATGAGTATTCGGGCCGGGCCAGTGAACCGCTCATGGGTTCGATCAATTACGGCCAGCGGCTTATCTTTGTGCGGGATTCGTCTTCAGGGAACCATGATATCTTTTACGTGCACCCCGGCGACGCCTACAAAAGCGACTTTGGGACGGTCGCCAATGCTCACTATGTATCGGCCTTGTCACCTCTGAATGAGTTATGGCAGCGTAAACAGTTTGAGCGGGTGTTGACCTACTCTTCGGCGTTGGATACATCTGTGTTCACGGTTACCTGGTACGGTGACGACAACACCGCGCTGGACACAACGTCAATCACCACCACCAGTACGCCGGGGCTGGACAACAAGCGCCTACGGGATTATGTCGTGGGGTCACTTATGAAGTTCCGTATTGATGTAACCGACTCCCTCCGGGTGAAGATCAACGCTCTGGAGATACGGGGTTCTATGAAGGGATTAGCCAAGGATTAGCCGATGAAACTGAGTAGAGATATCGTGATTATTCTTCTTGTTGTTCTGTGTTCGTCGTGGGCGTGGTCCTACACATCCCACGAGGGCGTCCCGCCATGTCCCCCGAAACCGTATCCCGTGGTATTCGATTACTCAAGGTTCCCCGATTCGTTGCGCCCGGCTATGAGGGAGTTCATCGATCACATGAACTACCAGATCATTGACGAAATCTATCTGCGGCTCTGCAACTACATCGCTGATACGGTTTTTGACGGGAACTGCTTTGCGAGATTAGATACGATTCAAGCGTGTACGTGGCCCGATACGTGTGATACGGGTGATCCGTGGTATGATTGGGGCGGGCAAGAGGCTCCAACGGTCACTGTCAATACGCAGATATTTCAATTGCTGGCGAAGCCGATTGATGATGCCCACAACATTTCGTCCTGTACACCTGATCCTGTTTTTATGGAGACCCCCATTCTTCGTTTTCGTGGAGGGGGTGGGGATTCACTGGACATTTCTTGGGTTGGAACACTGGACTCCAGTGAGTCTCCAACCAGCACGTTGTATTACCTTCCGGGCGGTTCTTCGGGCGACCCCACGATGGGTGGGGAAACAATCTGGAGTTTTAACCCACTTGAAAATGACACACTTAACGTGAGTCGCCGTGCTTATGTCGGGAAGCAGTACCCGAATCCAGCTCTCGTTCAAGGCGGTCGGGTTGACATAAACACCGAACAGACCCATGATACCATAGTCTTTGCCTCGACGTATTCGGCCCTTCATGGCGGTGCGAAATCGGGTGGGGGCGCCATCTGGACTGACCCCAAAGGAAACGTGAATCCAGCGGGCTGGCCCGTATGGAGTAGCATAAATGCGAGTGTCAATCTTGAGTGGGGTCCAGATGCGGCCAATTACTTCACTGATTCCTTGTGGCTGGTTTCGGTTACCGACACATCGTTCGTTGTTGGCATAGAGTATAGTGCGACGGCGAGAGTATTGTCTTGGCAAGTTGTTGGGATATGGCGCATTCCCTGGTCTTGGCCGTTAAATTAATTTCCCAAAACAATACTAATGAGTAGAGGGTAACATGCCATCCAATCCATTTAGGAAAAAGAAGCGCACGGCAACCGAAGACATCATTGACGGTGGTGCTGCGCAGACAGCGGTAGCTCCGGCTCCGGCGGCTGTGCCTGACCCGGCGCGGGCGAAAGGGAAGATGCTGGAAATGCAGCAGTCCCCTGGGGGTGGGGGAGCGACTTCAGCGCAAGAAGAAATATTGGGCATGCAATCACGGTTGCAGAGTCCCGGTGCTCCCGTTAATACAACGGGACAGGCGATGGAGCTGGATGCTCAAAAGTTTGCTGCCCAAGGTGGTGGTGCAGGTGATGTTGCTACCACGTCCCGACAGCAGGTGGTGGATATGGAGCAGAAGCTCTCGGCTCAGGATGGTACTGGAGATGGTCTAAAGCAACAGATGGAGTTGAATACTCAGAAGTTTGCTGCACAGGGTGGCACAGCGCAGGAAGAGTTGCTGGGCATAAAGCAGCAGCAATTGGGCGGCAAGACTCCGGGTGGCATCGGTACGACTGAGGGTAAGAAACAATTTCTACTGGAGTCGGGGCTTATACCGGAGGGGGGCCAATCCTTTGCTGAATGGACCTCTGGTCGACTGCAAGATCAAATGGTGAGAAGCCCGGAGCAACAGAGGCAGAAGGCGGCACAAGACCAAGCGGCCTATGAAAAGCAATTCGGTCTTGCTCCGGGGGCTGCTCAAAAACAGCAACTTGCATTGCAGCAAGAGTTTCAGCGTCAGCAAGGTGCTGGTGGTGGTACAGCACAGGAGGACATTCTCGCGGGAGGTGGGGTTAGCGCGGCAGGTGATCCTCCGGGTAGCGGTGACATTCGTGATAGTATCGAAGATCGTGGATTTGAACCCATAGAGACCGTAGAGGGACGCACCCAGAAATCCCGGGGGCAGGAGGGGACCACTCCTGAGCGAGACGTTGGTATTCCAGGCGGTGAGTTGACCGAGGACCAATGGGCCACTGCCGGGAAAGATGGTGGTACAACGCCCGTTAGGCGTCGCACCTACACGTCACCGAACGCCCAGCCTATTGGTGAGTCTCGGTTCAGTGTGAGGGACAAGGAGACCGGGGAGATCATTCAAGAGGGCGCGATTGAGGACATCTTTCCTCAGCACGACATATTCGATGCCCCCGACTGGCTTGAGGGAGAATCGAAGAATCAGTGGAATGATATCAATCAGCAGATTACTGATTTGATTGACGGCTGGGAAGGGAGGAGTGAGAAGGCCAACCGAGAGGGTGGTGGTCCTACAAGCGATGGTACTACGCGAGAGATGTCTGAGGAGGACTTCAGGGCGAAGTCATCCATAGAAGAAGCCATCAAGGAACTTCAGGAGAAGCAGAAGTCCATTATCGGTACCAGTATTCCGCCTGACCAGAAGGCGGGGTTGCGAGGGCCGGACGGTTTAGAGTCAACGGAGATACCGGAGGACCAGACCCCGGAGGGTGGAACAACTACCGGCCAAGATGAACTCGGTGATGCTGTAGAGACGAATGTAGAGGAAGGCTCTGCTGGTGAACGGTTGGATCCTGATGGAGAGGGTGACGCGGGTGAGACCGGAGGTGACGTTACCCCTGAAGCCTCTACTGCCGAGAGTGATTTGGGCGAGGGCACGACGTTCAGTGCTGAGACCAGCCCGGAAGACTATAAGGCATTTATTGATGACCTTGGCAGCTTGGCAAGCGAGAGTCTCTTAGAGGGTGCGACTGCGGAGGATATTGAGAATCTCGGTCAGAATAAGAAGGTGAACGAGTTCCTCGACAAAGTGATGGATTGGGACCCTGAGTTGTCCAGTGAAGAAAAGGGTGCGATTCGATCACGGATGGACAAGGGTATCCAGGCGGCTGTGTCGAAGCTGTCAGGGGCGGGGATGGGACTGAGCAGTGGGACGGTCAAAGCCATTGCTCAGGGCGAGATAATGTTTGAGTTGGAAGTGGCTCGTGCCCAAGACAATCTCCGCACTGAGAAATTGCAAGCCGCATTAAATGCGGCGGGTATCGAGACTGGTCGCGAGAAGCAGCGGGCCGAGAATGTCTTCACGTTCGAGGGGCAGGAGCTTAACCGTGATGTAGCCAATCAGAATTTCTACGCTGTCACACAGAGCCAGAAATTGGAAGAGGTTAAGAATGACCAGGGCAATACGTTGGCCGAACGTGCGATGGAGATTAAGGAAGATTATTTAGCCTTAGATGAAAAGAAGCAAGAAGATATGCTCAAGCAGTTTGAGGCGGAGTTTGGTCTTACGGTAGACAAGACAGCGTTCGACCAGATGATCGAGAAGGGCGAATTCGATTTGTCGGTGATTGATTCGGATCGGATGTATCAGTTGCAGGCGACACAGCAGATCAATGATTTCATGCTGAAGGCCACGGATCTTGAGATTCAAGACAAGCTCGGTATGGCGAGGATAGATCTGGAGGCGTGGGTTGCTGGTGAGCGAATTGATCTTGATACCGTCAGCAATGCTATACGACGGATGGCCGTGAATAATCAGCACGATGTGGACAAGGCGAAACTGGAAGTTATGCTGGCGGAAATCGAGGCGGGTGGGGAAACTGATTGGCTGAACTTCACGGCTGACCTGCTTCCTGTTCTGGGCTTTGTGTTTGGTGGTCCTCCGGGGGCTGCTGCGGGTGGTGCGGCGGGTGCGGTTGCTGATAACGCCGCCAATAACTACGGGCGACCGTATGAATGAAATGATTGAGGACCGTCATGCCTAACAATACGGCGATGGACATTGCCAAGAAGTTCCGGCCAGCGTACAAGCGGTTGGCGAAGATGGAGTCCCGCAATAAGGGGATGGAGAAGATTGGTGATTTCTTCTGGAAGATGATTGAGAATCGGCGGGAGGATGAGCGGGCAGAGCGGGAACGGAAGGAACGTGAGCAGTCACGGGTAGCTGCAGTTCAGGACGCCAAGGACTTAGCCAAACACAAAGTCGATCTGACGCTTGGAGCAGAGGCGGGGAAAATCTCTGGATATCAGACTCAGTATGGCGAGACCGCAGGTGGAATCAAGGGGATAATGAACTCAATCTACGCTGAGGATGCTATTGGAAATCCGAATCTTCAACTTTCGCGGTTGGCGGAGGCTCAGAGTCTCCTTGGTGATATCCCGGAGGTGGCACAGAAGCATGTTCTTTCGTGGAGCCAGGCGGACATTCAGAGGCAAACGGACCAGATCTACGAGACGATGCGTGATGATGAGAAGAATAACCTCCGCAGGGAAGTTGAACAGCTCAAGGCGGACGCTGTGACTCCTGCTGAGTTACGCACCATGGAGATGTCGGCTAACGAGGCAGTAGCGCAACAGAAGATTGGGGAGATCGGGAAGCTACTGGAAGATGCTGGCCCGGAAGAGGCGGGGCGTTTGCTATTGTCTGCGGAAACACAGACACCTGGAATCGTTGGTACGAAGCAGTGGCAGGGCTTCATTGCTAATTTGGACAAGATGGGCAAGCTCGACGTGGAGAAGGGTGCCAAGGGGCTTCTGACCTCACAGCAGGAGATAACGGCGCAGGGTATAATCTCCGACCTCTACACACCGGGTGGCGGCAATATGTTTACGATGTTCAAAATGACGTACAAGGACAGTGAGGGATTCAAGGAGATCGAGAAGGAACTGGATAAGGTGATCTTCTCCGAGGGTGTCATTGAGCATAGGGACGTTCAGGGTCCGTTTGCGGGTGCGCCGTTTGCTGAGGAGCTTGTAACATTGGTTCCACCTGGAGCGTCTTTCGAGAAGGCGGGGTACAAGAAGCTCCAAGAATTTCATAGCGCACTTGAGGGGACGATGGCGCTGTGGGCGCGTGAGGGCTTCGACAAGAATAGTCCGAATAGTTTACTCAGGGCTGAGGTCCGTAGCCGATTGTTCAATGGTGTGATGTCGGAGGAAATCGAAACTGCCAAAACCACGCGCAAGTATTTCCGTGAGAGTCAGGATACTGCTGAACCAAACGATGTTATAGCCTATGAGGATCGTTTGAAGAAAGCGGCTGAGAGTATCAGAGGGAACGCCTATGACCGTGCGTTCGTAGTCGCCAATTACCAATTTTACAGAGGGGTTTACGCCAGCCTACAGTTAGACATCGAAGATGTGTTCGATGAAATGGGATGGAAAACGTACGATGCCGCAACCGAGTGACCTATACGATATAGGCGCGTATTCTGAAGACCCCTACGATATAGGGACTGCGCTCGCAGATACAGTCCCTGACCGTCCACGGCCTACGGATCACCCGATGGCACGGAAGGCGGCGAAGTTGTTTGAGCGTCTGGGGGTTGCGTCTCAGGATGAGTGGGATCCGCATGGTTGGCGTTTCTTTCCGCCCTCGTCACCGACCCCTGAACAGAAGACTGTTGGGGGTATCGTCGGTGAGAAAGTTGAAGAAGCCGGACAAGACCCCCTCCTGATGAAACTAACCGGGATATCTGGCGCGGCTGCTGTTAGCGGAATTGCCAGTGAATCACTCATGGAAGTCGCTGATGAGATAGGAACCGACTTCGATTCCAACGCCAGTGGCGTCATGCAGGGTGTTGGTTTTGTTCGCAATATCGGTCGGTCGTTGACCTATGCCTTGGCGGGGCTTGTTGGTTTGCCGGAGGCGCTGAAACGCGACCCAAAGGGAACCCTGAAATCAATGCTGGAGGTTATACCGCACCAGGCGATATTGGCTTATAAGGTATTCGCTCCTGCTCACACAGCAGAAGAGAGAAAGCAGCAACGTATCGCCAGGGCTGAATTGTACGAAGATCCACTTGGTCCGACATTCGCTGCTTTGATGCTCTTGGGTTTCGTGAAAGCCGGACCAGCTCTTGCGAAGCGGTACAGGGCTCGTTCCCAGCGCATAGCATTTGAGACGGATTTAGAGGCATTCCGGGCTGGAGAGGTTCGCCGGAAAGTGGCCTACGAGGAGGCGATAGGGCGTGAAGTGGCGGGACGGTTTTCGCGTGAATTCCCGAAGCCCCAACCCAATGTCCCCACAATAGCTGATGTTGGTGGGCGCACACAAACTCTCGGGGGTGAGTTCGGCCCTAAGGTTCCCCAGAAGCCGATTACTGACCCGGCGCGGATGTTGCCGCCCCCGGAGGGGGTGGGTGAGGGATTTACGTTTAAGGATGCTTCCAGAAGTAAGCGTATCCCCGAATCTCAGGCAGAGCGAGGAATGTTTGGGGGGCCAGGGGTAGGGGAGACGGCATTCCCAAGCGGTACCCGTGAAATGCGGCATCATCCCGCAGGTGGTGTGCCCAAGCGCAGTTTGGGGACCGCTCCACCGGGAAATATCATGGATGCGTTGGCTGCTGCCAAGGTCAATAAGGCGGTGGAATTGAAGCCGGGTGTGTCCGTGAAACCAGCCCCTTACAAGCCACCACAGTATCAACCGTTCCTACGTTCAGGTGTGTTCACAAAGATTAAGCATCTGGATGAGGCGAAAACCAAACCCGGTCAGCCATCAATCATGGAGTCGGCCAGTCCGATTATTGACGCAATTGACAATAGCGGTAAGGCGTTTGTTGATGTGAAGGCTTGGACGAAACGCTCCAGCAATGATGGTGGCAGGTGGCGAGATATTCTTAGGGATTCAGAGAACCGAGTGAAATCACCCGAGTCTAAGGCGTTGGTTCATGCACACATAGATAGAAATCGTAGGGCAAATGTGAACCTGGGGAACTTAGCTGAGGATTTGTCTGAACTTGCTGTTAGTAGGGGGCGGAAGTTTAAGGGGCTGAACGAGATTACAATTCAAGAGGCGATGGCTATTCCTGAGGTCAGAAATTTCATGGAAGGGATTGGCATTGATTTGAGTAATCGTGGTGTTCAATCACTGATACCGCTTACCGATCAGCTTGGGACAACATTGAAGATTGCTAAGCGGAAGACGGAGAACAAGCCCCCGAGGACCGTCAAAGAAATTGAAGCAGCCCGAGTGAAATTACTTGAGCAGGGGATTGATTACCAGGTTGCCGAGACGGCTGGGAAGTATATCGTCAGACCGTTTAAGTTGAGTCAAGAATTCCTTACAGATGGCCCACGGAGGTGGAACGACAAAATTAGTAAGGCTATCTGGGAGGATGTGTCTGGAACCAACCAGTCGGCCCATGTTTTAGCGGAGGGATCTGGGCATAAGGGCAATGCGGCGTCGTTACTGGGTACGATTGACCGGATGGCCCGAGACGCCAGATGGAGTCCCGCGACAAAAAAAGCGATCACTCGTTTGACGCATCCAGTGACGGGTATCGTTGATACGCCGGGGCAAGCTCTCCAATGGTTGTTCGAGGAATCCAGCGCCCAGAGATTTCGTAGACATGGTACTGAGTTTGGTCGCACGGCGAATCTATTCCCCGATGAATGGCGTGAGACAAATGCCAAAACGGTTCTTATGCGCTATATGAACGAGGTAGCGCACACGATGGCCGATACGGAGATATTCGGCCCGTCACGGCAGATTCTCACGAATATGCTTGACGATATTAAGAGTAATGCCCCCGGTGAATTCAAGATGATAAGCGATCTGTCGGACGCCTCTATGGGTGTCATCGACAAGTCCCAGCCTTTGAGTAGGATGGCTCAACGGGCACAGAAGGGTTACAGCACATACGTTTACGGTACTAAGATTGGGCTTGGTTTTGCTCCAATCATTCAGATCAGTCAACCGGCGATTTCTTTTATGATGGACGCGGGGTGGAGCCGGGGTGTCCGTGGGAGTTTCAGGGCGCTCAACCCCACCTACCGGGCGTTTCTGCGTCGGCAGGGTGTGATTGGTCCTACTGCGTTTCGGCGTCAGATTGGGGCCGGAGATGCTGGGTTGCTGGAAAAAGTGCCGACGTTGAAACTCATGGAATTCCTCAATCGGCAACTGGACTATGCCTCTGCGGCTACCGGGGAGATCTTCGCTCGGGATCTCTATGGTATAGCGAATCGGGAAACCAGTGGGTTGCGTGCGATACTCAGGCCGAGGGTCAAGTGGGCGCGTGAGACGCTGAAGGATCGGTTCGATATCGACTATAAGAAGCCCTTGGGTGACGCTGAGTTCGTCCGTATGACACAGGATTACGCTGCCTATATGAACCATCACCCCAATGTCTGGAGGGAACCTGCCTTCTTTAATTTGCCGAAGACGCGTTGGCTTGGGTATCTGAAGAGGTTTACCAGGCAACAGGCCCTTATGGCAAGCCATGTTATCAGAGGAGATTTGAAGAGGGGGAATGCGTTGCCATTGATACGGGCGGCGGCTGGCGGGCTTTTGGGTGGCGACTTGATGATGTACCTGCGACGCCAGTTGTTCGAGGGGTTTGGTGGGAAAGAAGACATTCACCCCGAGGGCGATTTCGTAACCGACGACGTGGTGCGGTTTTTCCTGAGTCGAGGTGACTTCCCCACCGGAGCAGTGCTTCAACGCGGTGCCCTCGTTGGTACGCTCGGAATATATGGAGATTTTGGCTGGAGCAATGAAGATGACCCGGCCAAGCAATTTCAGGGGATTGCGGAGAACTTGGAATTCTCTGTACTCCCCGTGGCAGCCAGCGATGTTATCAATTGGGCAAGAATGGGGAAGGAAACACTCGGGAATATCAACAAGTCGTTCCGTGGTACTGAGAAGCAACAAGAAGCGATGCCATTAGGTGAGGTTGGCTTACGGTTGGCCGAAGACATGACTACCCTTTGGGGATCCTATGGCTATCATGTGTCCAGTAGGTGGCAATCAAACGAGACGGAACTGAAGAAGAATAAGCAGAAGTACCAGTCTGTCTTGAAAAAGGCGCGGCGAGCTTATTGGGATGGTGACGAGGATCGGGCCATAGCATTTATGAATGAGTGGAACGAAAAGAAGCACTATTATCCGATGGAAGAAAATGATCGAGAGGCGGTTCACTACATGAGATTCGGGGAAATCACTGACAGGTCGCACGAGGACGAATTTAAGTAGGAGGAGCGATGGAAGTAAACACGGGAAGCTACAGGAAGATGAGGAACGGCAACGGGAAAATCCCGTGGAAGATGATCCTCACCGTCGTGAGCATGTTGGCGGCGACCGTGGGCGGTGGCTGGTCGGTGTGGGATGCGATCGCGGACGTGAAGGCGGATTCGGCGAAGGCACGGGATATCCAGCACGAGCGTGTTATTACACCCCTGCAGGATACCGTCAAGGGACACGCAGATAGTATCGCCAATCTCGAAACGGCGGTCGGTGTCATCACGACAAAGGTCGGATACATCGAGGGCCACGTTGCGGACCTAAAGAAGGACATCGAGGGTCGCATGGATCGCCAGGAGGACATGCAGGGCGAGATACTGGAAATGCTCAGAACGGCAATCAACGGTGATTCATCGAACGGTAAACCATAAGGAGGAAGCATGCGAACAATCGTAGTGGCAATCGTGACATTGGTGCTGGCGGTGCCAGCGATGGCGAAGATGCCCCTGACCATCGGGGCTGGGTCCACTGGGTACGGTGCGACGGTTGAGGACAAGGGCGCGCATTTCACGAACTACTGGATGGGGATGCGTGGTCTGGGGGTGTCGGAGAAGACGGCAGTTTACCTGACATACCAGCACGTCGGCATGAATGGCGGCGAAGGTGGGGATGGTCTGAAGGCATTGCTCGTCTCGGGGGCTGCTGGTAAGCCGTGGTATCTGATGACCGACATCGGTGTGGCATTCGATCTGGCCGCAGAGGCGGACGGATCGAACGTGGCGGCGTTCACGGCTGGGGGTGGGTTCTCGCTCGCCATGACGGAGTACATTTCGCCATTCATCTATGCCTCAGCGTATGACGCTGGTGATCGTTTCTCCTGGGCTATTCACATCGGCATGGCGGTCACTGACATTCAGGCGATTGTACTGAAGAAAGGTAAGTGACGTGCTGGGTCTTGGTAAATACGCCCGCATGTATAAGACGTGGCGAAAGGCCAAGCCCGTCGTCGATGTTCTACAGAAGGAGGGAAGTATGGATAAGCTCAAATCAAGGAAACTCTGGCTGGTGGCTGGGATGGCCCTACTGGGCAGCGTGATGACTCAACTTGGTATGGAGCCTGCGCAATGGGAGTCGACCTCAGAATGGCTGCTCAAACTGGCGGCGGTGTATATCGGTGGCAATGCGGTTGAGCATGTTGCTGGGGCTGTCAAGGCAAAGAAGGTCGGATGATCGACCGGCTCTACGATAAGTGTGTGCGGGCCAAACTCTTGCCTTACAATCCCCCGCGGTACTGGGACCGAAGAGGTGGTGATTCCTATGTGAAGTTCGGTAATGCGATCCCTGTTGATCGTGTCGTTTCTCAGGTGAACTTCTTTAGACGGGCCATCGAGGAAGCGGCTCCCGTGAATCGCCTATTGGACTTTGGATGTGGCACTGGCCGGATGTTTCCCGTGTGGGCTGATATTCCGCATGTCTACGCTTACGACATAGCTGAGTCACAACGGGCTGTGGCACAACAGGTTGACCCCGGTGTTATCGTTGTTTGCCCGAACGGTAGTGGCCCTAACATCTTGCCGCTCTCAAGTAGCGCGTGTGACGTGGTGGCCTCCTGTGAAGTCCTCCTGCACATCAAGCCCGAGAATCTTCTGGCGATGCTGATGGACATCGTGCGGGTGCTGCGACCAGGTGGCCGGTTTGCAGTTATCACTGCGCCATCAGGGGAATGTGACGCCGGTCATAACTTCAACCACGACTACCCAGCCGCGTTCGAGGCGGCGGGGTTATCCTTACTCAGTGATGAAGAACGCTACGGGCAACGGTACTTAGTGGGGCGCAAGTGATTATCTACGATATACTGCTATACCTCTTTGAGCCGAATTGGAGACACGCGCCGATCCGTATAAGGAGACCCCTTCTCCTGTTGGTGGTAATCCTCGTCGCTCTCACGATGGGCGGCGAGGCGTGGGCGTTCTCTTATGGATTCTCGACGCTGGATTCGCTCGGTAACTGGACTACCGAAGCGACCAACACATCCGCCGAGGACATCATAATCGGTGAACGCTTCACTATGACCGAGGACGGGTACGCCGACACCCTCTACGTCTACCTGACCTTCGCCGACTTCACCGATCTTGAAACGGGGGACGTCAAGGGTGCGATCTACAACTATGCGGCGGGAACCCCCTCCCTCGTAGATTCGACAAACACGATAACGATAGACACCTCCAACGACGATGATGGCTGGTTCGCTCTGGCGTTCGATGCACATCCCGACCGTCCCAAACTGGATAGTGACACGACATTCGTGGCGGTCGTCTGGTGTGAGGGGGACGCCGGGTATGCAATACAGGTACGGCTCAACACTGCCTCTTCGGGCGATACCGTATACACCGACAACGAGACCTTCGGCACTTGGCCTGACCCGATGGTGGAGAGCACTCTCGATGATTACACGATGTCGATCTACACCATCTTCTCGACGGTGAACACCGACCATCTGGTCTACGACGATACCCTTGACTTCCTGATGGGGCAAATGAGTGACGACGCCGCTGGCGGCACAGAGGACGATGAATGGACCGACTCGCTCCTTGAGATGGGAGGTGGGATCGGGTACGCGGCTGTGACTGACTCCGCCCACCCCGATGCCAACGGAGACTCACCGACAACGGACTGGCAAAAGTCTCACACGGACTCTAACTTCGCGCAATTGGTGAACGTAGACGGCGGCGACACAGACTACTGGAAAGTTCCGCAAGGGGTATCGCCCGCGAACCGAAGAACTTACGTCGATTTTGGTGTCACCGAGGCGAACTTTGATGCCATTGATTCTGTTCGGTTCCACGTGCGTGGGTTACACACCGGGAATGGTTTCGAGGACGTTATAATCTACTTTGATACATCGGGGACGGATGCCGCGTTCGACACGGTGCGCTTCACCACGTCCGCCACGACTTTCATCACAAAGCCCATCACTGGACTCTCGGTAACAAACGTTGGTGCTATGGAGGGAGGGGCACAGAACCTCAATGCACCGGACAGTTTCACCGAAATCCACCTATTCCGGTTTTGGTGTGAAATATTTGGGTCGAAAAGCGGTTCCATCAACCGCGTCGTGTTCGCAATACGCAATCTCGATAGTGTGGGTGTCCCTCCGGGCGGCGCGGGCGGAAGATGGATCGACAGCGTATTTCTCTACACGATGACCGACTCCGCGGTTGGTACACCCGGCTACATGGAGCCGAGAGACCTGATACCACAGGACACCTCCGGTAGTGGCTATGGATACGCAGTTAATTGGGCCACGGCAGACCAATCCGCTGCTGACTCCAGCGCTACCTGGGCGGCGTGGTACGGGGCCGGGGCTGATTGGAATAAGGCAGGTGCGGATAGCGGAGGGGGGTTCGACTACGTGGCAACTGCCCTTGATACCGTCACCTTCTCGGCAAATACCCTCCATAAGATTGAGATAACGGAGTTTTGGGTGAACATGGCGACGGCCCAGGGGAACGCCAGAAACGAATACAATGGGTTTCAGTTCCTCTTCCCTTTAGGGGAGGACTCTACCACACAGCAGAGCATGACATTCGGTAACGTGCCACCCTTCTCGGGGGCAGACTCTACGTGGATCGAGATACACACCACTACCACGGGGGCACTGACGAACGCCATTACTTGCGAGGGCGGTGCTGACAAGGACTGCCACGCCTTTGATGATACGACAGAAGTCATCCTCATCATGCACTACACCGGTATCGGGGTTGGTTCAAACTATGACGGTGCGTCAGCAAGGTCCATACTCTCAGTTCCCGAGACCAACGACTTCGGCACCTCATACTACTTCGCGCTAAGGGATTCCAGTGTGATATCGAGCCGGTTCCCCGTGACCACAGACAGGATCGACTCGGCTATCTTCATGCCCTACTACTCCTCCCTCTATGATCGCGGGACCGTCTCTGCCGACTCTGCGTCGCTATTTTTTAGCAGGCGGGCCAGCGACTCGGTGCGGGTGTTCCGCTGGGGTCACACTGGCAGTATCTACGCAACGGCGCGGTCGACCATTACCTCATGCTTCACTGATGGCGCCTACCGAACGGACTCAACCCGTTCGGGGTGTAATTTGGCGTCTCCCCTGTTTCAGAACGCTTGGGACTCGGCGGGTGGCAGGGATGGCGGGGCTACCCGAACCACCCCCGGTACCGATTGGAATGACACTCTTCGCGACATAATGCCTCGTAAAATAGCCGAAGAGACCACGGGGCACTTCGATGTTACAACCTGGGCAAAAGCCATGCAGACAGACGGAACATCCGATACCTGCACTTGGATGAACGGCTTCTCAGTCCTGCATATAATCAAATCTGGGGCAACGAAGAACCGCCAGAAGGTCAACAACACATTCCCGTTCACGGCTACTATCGCGACAGCTTCTCAGTTGCGAATCTGGGTAACGGATACATCAACAGCTGCCGGGGGGGTCAATCCCCGGCGTCGCAAGATAATCTTAGGAGAGGAGAACACGGATGCCGACAGCAAGTTTGACAGTGGAAGTGAAAATCACGCAGGGGCCGAGTTACTACACGGTAGAGGTGGTGCGGCCCATAACCAGCACCTCGTTTATCGAGGTCGGTTCTGCAAAACAGAGTACGACTGAGTTGGATGCGGTAGAGGCACTAAAAACAATTCAGGCGGCGGCGGGCGATATTGTGACCGATTGGGTGGGGAAGGCGTTCCCCATCGCGCCGGTAGAATAAGGAGAAACGATGAAACGGTTTGTCTTGGTGGCAGTGTGGGTGCTGGCGCTATCGGTGTCGGCACAGGCGGGGATCTACAACAACACGGGTACAACGTCGGAAGATTCCATAGGGATAACCTTCACGGCGCTTGACACCCTCGGTAACCCTGTGGATATCGTCGCCGGAGATTCCGTATATCTTATGGTGTTCTATCCTGGTGGTAAGCTGGCCTTCAGGGACTCCATCGCCGGAAACAATGCGCAGATCGTTTCAGAGACGTGGGCAGATTACGCTGGTGGTGGGTCGAACACTTACTTCAACTCCGTTGCTGCGATTGACGCTACGCCACAACAGGGAACGTACAAGTACACACTGATCGTACATGACGTGTCCCTTAGTCTCCACACACCCCATCACGGTGAGTTCCAGTTATACGAGACCGCTGCGTTCACGACTTGGGCTGATGCACTTGCCGACACAGCGAATGCGATTCTTGACACATTACAGCTTCAGGATGGATGGGTCGCAACAAGCGCCAACCAAACCTTGATCGTAGACACTGTAAACGCGGTTCTCGATACTCTACAAAACCAAGATGATTGGGTGGCGCAGGAAGCTACGGGTGTTGATGTCACGGCTATCGACGGCACTGCCGCTGCCGCCACCAATCTCGAAAAGGCGTTCGACGGTGCCAGTGGATCACGGGCTGACCCGCTCTGGTTAACGAGCATCAACGTCAAGACTTCCGGCGCGCAAGACACCGCTTTGGTACTATGGAGTTCACAGGCAGGGGCGGGTCATGGCCTTATAGCGATAGGTGGTTCTGGTAGTGGTAGTGGTATCGTAGGGTTGGCCTCAGACGGAAGTAACGGAAAGGGTCTACACTTTATTGGTGATGGGTCTGGGGCGGCGGTTCGTATGCAAGCAGACCCCGTGGGTGGCACGGGGGTAGGTCTCCAAATTGATGGCGGTGCAACAAGTGGAAACGGCGTCACTATCGCATCTACGAGTGGTAACGGTGTCGATATCAATGCTGCCAGCGGTGACGGACTGGAGATTGACGGTACCACAGCAGACATTGATGCAAATATCACGGGCACCCTTGCGACGGTGACAAATTCTACACAGGCTGAGACTGACATTGCGGCACTAAACAACTTTGACCCCACCAGCGATTCCGTCATCGTGGACGTATCTTCCGCAAGTGCCGCCAGCGGACTTTTGGCGAACGCCGCAGATTCTGTGTGGGATGGTCCTGTAACACGCGACCTCACAACGCCCGGCGACTACAAGGCTGATGTATCGGCCTTAGCTCTTGAGGCGTCGCTCTTCGACAACACAACAGACTCAGTGATAGTTGATGTTTCGTCGGCCACTGCCGCTGATGGCCTACTTGCAAAGGCCGCCGACTCAGTGTGGGATGGGGGTTTGACCCGCGATCTCACCACTCCAGGTGACTACAAAGCTGACGTATCAGCGTTGGCTCTTGAGGCATCTCTGTACGACCCGACGACGGATTCAGTGATTGTAGACGTTTCGTCGGCCAGTGCTGCCGATGGGCTGTTGGCTAAAGCTGCCGATTCGGTATGGGACGGTGGTCTCACCCGTGACCTGACAACACCCGGTGACTACAAGGCTGATGTGTCCTCTCTGGCGCTTGAGGCTTCTTTGTACGATCCAACAACGGACTCAGTGATCGTAGATGTTTCCTCCGCTGCGGCAGCGGATGGATTGATGGCAAAGACTGCCGATTCGGTTTGGGATGGTGGTCTCACACGGGATCTCACCACTCCGGGTGATTACAAAGCCGATGTCTCCGCATTGGCACTTGAAGCGTCACTCTTTGATAACACGACGGACTCGGTGATCGTTGATGTATCTTCCGCCAGTGCTGCCAGTGGACTTTTAGCGAATACCGCAGATTCCGTATGGGATGGTCCCGTTACACGCGATCTTACGACACCCGGAGATTACAAGGCTGATGTTTCGTCCCTATTCCCCTTATCCGACACGGCTGGGCTGGCGGTCAACATCGCTGACGCCGTATGGAACGAAGACACCACAGGGCATTATGATCTCGTCAAGTACGGTTACGAGGCGACGGGATCGGGGGGGTCGGGCGCAACGGCTGCACAGGTCCGAACACAGGTTGACGAAGCCCATGATTCCTTGAGACTGGACCACCTCGCCCTAACCGCCGATGCCGATGACGTTGTAAACGCCACGATCTTAGCCGAAATGGCTTCATCGGACGGTGACTGGTCCGGGTTCGACAACACCACGGACGCCCTTGAGGCATTGCGTGATCGGGGTGATGCGGCGTGGACAACTGGCGGCGGGTTTGGAAGTGGGGCTAAGACCGTCACTATCTACGCTGTCGATACATCCGGTACCAACGCCAACGTGGCCTGGCAGGGTATCACCGTATCCACCAAAGCGGGTGTACAGGTAGGTGTGAAGCAATTCACTGACTCTGACGGCTTGACGACCTGGAACCTTGACGCCAGCACAGATTACTTGGTCACGGGTACGGGAACAGGTTACATCTGGGCTTCCAACGATACCATGACAACTGACGCTGGTGGGGGTGGTTACACCGATAGCACTCAGGGCTACGATCTCGCAGCCACCAACACCACACCGGGTGTCCAGATGACCACCCTCAATGACTGGGCCGAGAAGAACAACGTGGCTCTGGAGGGTGCCAAGGTCAAAGTAACTTTGACGGGTAGCGATATGTTCTACACGTCCACCGACTTGGTGCCCAGCGTGACGATTACGGTGGTGGCGAACAGCGCGGGTTACTGGGA